ATAATGCTAAAGAGTTTATGACTCGATGGTAAGCAGAAAACGGACCTTTTGGCATAACCAAAGTGATTCAAGGCGCTAGGACTGAATCAGTTCCTCTTGGTGAACTAAAGCATCTCAGCGAGGAAAGACTACTCATATTTGATCAAGACCTGATGACTTTTGCTATGGGCAACGCGATTACTATGGAAGATACAAACGGAAACCGTAAACTCATGAAGAAGAGACAAGATGAAAAGATTGATAATGTCTCTGCTCTCATGGATGCTTATGTTGCCTGGAAAGAAAATCGTGATGCATTCGAGTAATTACACATGACCATATCCTTCAGAAAGGAGGTGACTTATGGCCAAACTCACTGATCGATTGGTGCATGCTTGGAACTCCTTTATAAACCCAAACGAGACCAATGCTGATACGTCATTTGGGGCTTTAGGAGCGAGTTATGGATCTCGACCTGATCGGGTAAGACTTCGATTCTCGAACGAACGTTCAATTATTTCGTCCATATATACACGTCTTAGTATTGATATTGCCTCAGTTGACGTTCGTCACGTTCGCTTGGATCCCAATGCTCGTTATGTCGCTGATATGGACACGGGTCTCAACTCATGTCTTACTGTTGAGGCCAACCTTGACCAAGCGGCTCGAGCGTTCCGTCAAGATATTGCGATGACTGTATTTGATAAAGGTGTTGCTGCCATAGTTCCGGTTGACACAACACTTGACCCAGCAACAACTGGTGCATTTGATGTCAAGACTATGCGTGTCGGAGAAATTGTCGCTTGGTATCCACATCATGTTCGTATCAGTCTTTACAATGAGGCCGTTGGTTATCGCCAAGAGATAACTCTTAATAAATCGTTTGTTGCAATCGTCGAGAACCCGCTTTATTCGGTTATGAATGAACCGAACTCTACTCTTCAACGTCTTATCCGTAAACTTAACATGCTTGATTCTGTTGATGAGCAATCAAGTTCTGGCAAACTTGATTTGATTATTCAACTGCCATACATAATAAAATCTGAGTCTCGTCGGAAACAAGCAGAGCAACGTCGTGCAGATATTGAGTTTCAATTAAAAGGTAGTAAGTACGGCATTGCTTATACTGATGGCACTGAGAAAGTAACTCAACTTAATCGACCTGTTGATAACAATCTACTTGAACAAATAACATACCTTACGACTATGTTGTACGGACAACTTGGTCTCACCGAAGAGATAATGAATGGGACGGCTAATGAGGCCTCCATGCTTAATTATATCAATCGAACTATCGAACCGGTTATGGCTGCAGTTACAGAAGCCATGAAGCGAACATTCTTGACAAAGACGGCACGTTCACAATTTCAGTCAATTATGTACTTCCGAGACCCATTTAAGCTTGTCCCGATTACCAATATTGCGGAGATCGCAGACAAATTTGCTCGGAATGAGATTATGAGTTCGAATGAGATCAGACAAGTCATTGGTATGAAGCCGTCGACCGATCCAAAGGCTGACAAACTACAAAATAGTAACATGCCGATTCCAGTTGTGTCAACGTCAACGACAAACACAGCACAATCTACAAGTGCAGCGCCACAACAAACAACGGCGCCAATTGATTCTGCTGCTCAAGATGCAATAGTTAATGGCGTGTTCTCCAATCTAGAGGATCATATCAATCAACTAGCTAACACAGGAGGTTGAGTGACTTATGGGTGAAAAAGTTGAGGACGTCATTCAGCACTTTGTATCGGCATACTATGATCCTGTAAAAGCTCATGATTATTATATGAGAACTCGTCAACTAACAGGTCGGAAACCTTCGATTACTAAAGGCATGACCAAGGAGCAGAAGCAAATATTTGCTGTGTCAAAAAGTAATATTGGCGTCGCGAAAAAAGCTGAAGTGGTATCTAATCGTAGTGCAGAAGTAGCAAGGTTAAATGCTCTTCGACAGACAGCCAAAGAGGCTCAAGATAAAATCAAAGCCCAAATGACAGCATTGTTCGCTTCCTTTCAAGGCGATAAGGTAAAAACGGCAGTTGCAAAAAAAGATGCGGCCGCAAAAAAACTCCAAATTGCCGGTGCTTTAAAAACTATTCTAGCCCAAGCAAGGGCATCATATAAACAGCAAACAAGTGATGTTAAATCCAAGTACGAGCAGATCACGACAACTGAGGCGCAAAACATTCTTAAGGGTGTTTGACGATGAATAGCAACTTGCCGGCTCCGTCGGAGTCAGCAACTTCAGCACAATCAAGTTAGGAAGGAGACAGTCAAAATGGAAGCTGATTTCAGCGGTTATGCCACTAAGGCTGGGCTCAAGTGCTCCGACGGTCGGACCATCATGCCTGATGCATTCAAGGACAATGATGGACAGAAGGTTCCGCTCGTCTGGCAGCATGGGCACAATGAACCATCGAATGTTCTTGGACATGCACTACTCGAGAACCGGAAAGATGGAGTGTATGCTTACGCATACTTCAACGAGACCGGCGCGGCAACAAACGCCAAGGCTCTCGTTCAACACGGGGATATCACAGCACTCTCCATCTATGCCAACCAACTGGTTGAACGCGCCAAGAGTGTCTTTCATGGCAGCATCAAAGAGGTAAGTCTGGTACTCTCTGGTGCCAACCCCGGAGCACTTATCGACAACATCAGTCTTGCGCATGCTGATGGCGATGTCGAAACACTTGAAGATGAGGCCATCATCTACACCGGTCTTGAACTCGAGCACGAGGACAAGCCCTCCGGAAAATCTGATGACGACGATGACAAGACTAATAGTGAAGGTGACGACAAGATTGGCGACTCGTCTACGGAAGACGTCTTCGACACATTCACTGAAGAGCAGAAGAGTATCGTTCACGACTTGCTCGCTTCTGCTGCTGGTCTTACGCCAACACATGTCCAGGATAGGACTGTTCAGGACGTTTATGACTCGTTGACTCAAGAACAGAAAGATGTCGTCAACTACATGATTGGCGCAGCTTTGGAAGAAGTCACTCAAGTTTCTCAACCAGATCAGACAAACATCGTCGCGGCATCCGACACAGTTCAACACGATGCCCTGACGGCTGCCAACCAAGCATTGGTAGCTGCTAGTAAATTCCCTGTGTTTATGGGAAGTCAGAAGATGCTTGACGCTGGTCAAGCTTTGATGGATGCTAACAAAACAGGCGATAACAAAACTTTGTTAGCTGCACACAATGCCCTAACGGATGCCAAGAAGAAAAAAGACTCAAAAGCTATGGTGGTTGCTAGCAAAGCCATGCTGGATGCTGCCGCAGCCATAGTGTCTGGCAGTACTGCAACACACTCCTCCGACGACAATGCCGATGAGGGCAAAACCACTGATGAGGGCGACCTCAAACACACGGAAGGAACCGATGACATGCCTAACGTCTTCGAGCAGAACGGCATCACGAAGCAGCACAACGGCCCTACTCTCTCGCACGACCAGCTAAAAACCATTGTCGAGGATGCCCAGCGGATCGGTTCCCTCAAGGAGTCCTTCCTTGCTCACGCTGTTGAGTATGGCATCGAAGACATTGATATCCTGTTCCCGGATGCACAGAACGTTACCTCTCAGCCGGACGTCATCAGTCGTCGGATGGAGTGGGTTCAGTCGGTCATCGGCGGAGCAAAGCACTCGCCATTCTCACGAATCAAGTCCACCGCAGTCGACATGACTGCCGAAGAGGCCCGTGCAAAGGGTTATGTCAAGGCGACTCTCAAGAAGGAAGAGGTCATCAAGCTTCTCAAGCGAGTGACCACTCCGACCACTGTCTACAAGAAGCAGAAACTTGACCGGGACGACATCATCGACATCACGGACCTTGACGTTGTGGCTTGGCTCAAGGCTGAGATGCGCGTCATGTTGGACGAGGAGCTTGCCCGTGCAGTCCTGATCGGTGATGGTCGTGACCCTGAAGCTGAGGACAAGATCGATGAGTCTTGCCTTCGTCCGATCGCATTCGACGACGAAATGTATGCACACCTGGTTACGGTAGCATCAAACATTTCTGGTGAAAGCATCGTCGAGTCGATTCTTCGTGCACGTACCTACTACAAGGGCACTGGAACTCCGACGCTCTATACCACGGATTCCATCCTCACCGACATGATCCTGCTTAAGGATGGTATGGGTCGTCGTCTCTACCCGACCGAGGTC